CATGAGTTGACCTCTTGTCTGAGGTTTTGTGACACCATCATATTCTATTTGATGGCCAGTTAATGCATTTTTAAATAACAATTCCTCTTCTTGATCAAGTTTGAGCTCTTTCGATATTGCCTTTACAGCAGCATCGGAACACCATGAAAACATTTCATTGGTAGCATCAGCATAATCAACAGAGAGAAAAGCATCATCTGGGTGAAGAATTTTACCTAATCGTTCTTGTACGAACTCCGGTGTTACTGGAGTCCCTATAAGTTCGAATACGGGCAATTTCTTCATCGTCGACCACATGAATTTTTGAAGTGGTTTAAGTACTGTGTATAAATAGGGAGGCCCTTTCGAAATAACCCTTGTCTTCAACGCCTCTGCTAACGCAAGAGGTTTGGCGACAGGAATTTCCTTTATGGCTCTTTCTTTTACCCGATTATACAGTTCTTTAAACTTCTCCACTAATCCAGTGTTGTCCAACTCAATACGACAGTTCCTTTCCAAGAATATATTACTCATTCTTGAAAGAGAGCTAGTATCATTTACTTTTATTTCATCTTTTTTAATTTCAATTCCATCCACATATCTTTTAAGTTGCAAGAGTTCCGAAATATCTTTTACCTTTAACCCATTCATAATGTCATTGGCACTGTCTAACAAGACACCTACAACACCGCCACCACTACGACTGTTAATATAATTAGCAGAAGTAGAAGGGAAGAATGGTTTAATACGATCCTCCGCAGAATATGATTTGCCCGAGAAAATTTCTTTAATTGTTCTAACGATCTGACTTTCAACAGTCTCTCTCGATAGAACAATATCAATTTTCACGTTCACACCGGCATCTGCCCAGGGGAGTAAAGTACTAATAGGTAACGGAACTGTGGGAGTGGTTAATTTTTCAAAGGCTTTAATTTCAGCGAGCTTAAGTTCAGCTTTTCCTGGTCGAGGCATGCCCTTTTTAGAGTAAAGAACGGATGTAATGAAACTCTCAAAGAGAGGTTCATTAGTTCGTTTCAAGACTTTATTAAAATACGCATATGCTCTACCACCTAAAATTACCCCGGGGTTATCAATTGTGCTGTCCAATCCTGTTGGATACGGAGGAAGTTCCTGACCTTTATGAAATGAGTAAAATGCGGATATTTTCCACTTTACATATTTCATAGGGTCTCCTACTTTCTCTGCACAATTAATCCAATGGTCATAAGTACCTTTATTTGACCAACCATCCACTAAAAATCCATGCAACTTAGCGACGAGTGTTATAACATCAACACACTGTCGAACGTAACCCTTCTGTTCTAATGTCAATAGAAGGGGGGGAGGTACGCCTCCACCATTAGCGGCGTTAGTTATACTCATTTCAATATAAGTATCTAACACGCG